ATTTCGGTGAGCTTGGATGTGCTATACATCCCTTTGTATGTGCGCAGGGCATTGAGCAGTCGCTCTGAAATGCCTTCGGCGTTACGGAAGTTCCGCATGTCTGTCATACGTGCGCGAATATGACTGGCCAGTTGGTCCTCAACTAGCGCGTCTGCTTGCTCTTTTGCCTGCTGACGAGCGAGCGATGCTTCATCCTCTTTGCGGGTAAGCTCACTGCCAGAAACAATGCGCAGCAAAGAATTACCGCTACCTTGGTTAACGGGGATCGCCTGCGGAGTGGAGTCAAATATAGGCATGGGGGTCATTTTGCAGGTATAGTAAACCTGTTGTCAATCATAACCCACGGAACCTGAAATGGAAACAGCTCTAGTACCTGCCGAGGACGATTACCTCTCCCTGTCCCATTTAAGTGCCACAATCTGCGCAGAACTGGCCGCTGGGCTGACTGACGCAGACGGCATCAAAAAGAAGTATGAGCTGACCGAAGGGCAGTGGAGGAAGCTGAAAGGTAACGACATGTTCCGGGCCATGCTGAAGGATGCGCTTATCAAGTTTAAGGGAGACATTGGCGCTCCCGCACGCATCAAAATGAAGGCCGAAATCCTGCTCGAAGACTCCCTTCCGGTCCTCGACTCCATCGTACACGATAAAGAAGGCGGCGCGGGCACCAAGCTCGAAGCTGTCAAACAGCTCACTGTACTGGCTGAAAAATCAGGCGGCGGGAAAGGTGGCGAGAAGGGCGAGCTGACTGGCGCCGGTTTCAATGTGTCGATTCACATCAACACCGGAGAAGGTAACGATGCTGCAGAACCAACTACGATTGTCAATATCCCGGCAGAGGATATTAAGGAACTTGAGGAGCAGGATTAGGTCCAGCCTCCCAACGGCGGGGATATTTTTTTAGGCTTCGGCCTCATAGCCTCCATTACCTTACCTAGATAATTTGCATTGGTAGACATCGCCATATACTGAAGGCAGTCAGCGAGGTCCGACCAAGGGTGAGTTTTCTCCGGCTTGTCTTCCAGTATACCGGTCTGTTTACGCCGATACCGATACCAGTACTTCATGCCTTGGATCAACCAGCCGCACTTGTCCGAGATTATGAGTTGAGGACCGCCATCCACCTGATGGAGCAATAGTTGCTCGACCGCTCGCAAACGCGGATCAATATTGTTGGTCGGTGCAGCATAGACATCGAACCCCAATCGTCTCAGCACGTCAAACGGCGAATCCTCGTTGGTCTGTGATTTGTCGCGACCTTTCGGGTCAGCGACCATGAAAATCTTCATGCCCATACACCGGGCGTGTAGTTGTGGCCGCAACAACGTCGTAGCAAACTGCTCAATGCCCATATCCTCCGAGATCAACTCGTCGTGAATCACAAGGCGACCCCGGTTATCGATCTGGCCGAGCAGACTCGCGGGCGTACGACCAAAGTCCTGCCCAACCATAACAGGCATGGCCTCGATAATTTCCAATTTCTCGGCTTCAACGATGTGAAAATCAGGTTTGAAGGAGGCCCGAAACACTGCTTGGCCACCCAACGACTTCCCGTAATTCGCGTGGACATGAATGTGTGACCAGTCAGTATTATTATTCGACAGCAGGTTTTGATAATAATCATCCGGCAAGTTTTCGACATTCTCTGCTTCCTTTGTCAGTCCACCCGGCTGACGGAAGAAAGCCCAGTTTGGGGGCCGTTCTATCTCTAATTTGGTATACCACTCAGAGTCTTCGTCGGGAGGATTCGATTCTGCAATGATGCCAAACCAAGTGGGTTTCGCTATTGCCTTCGACGGGAATCGTCCAAGGCGACCGCTCAAAGCGTCAAGAAGGTCGGTCTGAATTTCTCGAAACTCAGACACCCACGCGCCGGTCAGGTTAAGGGAGAGTAATCGCTGTTGGTCAGCTTTGGTGTCCAGTGGAATGAGCATCCAATCGCTCTCCACTTTTGTGCCATCCGGCAGGGGGAACCTAATCTGTACTGTCGCGTCCGTTACCTTGTAGTGGGCAATCGGCGCCAGCCACAATTGTATGTCCGCCAAACACGTCTGCCGCAGTTGTTGCAACGTATTCCGGATAATCGCCATACGAGTCTGGCGTATCCCCCTCACGTTCGGCTCTTGCAGCCTCGCACGTCTTAGCAATTCCATAAAGCAGCCTGCCGACTTCCCACTTCCTACGGGACCCATAATTAAGCGCACGAAGGACGAGTCCAACATAAATTTCCCGATCGTCGGCGGCGTGACGAAATCCAGTTTGTTTGGGTCGGGGTCGTGGAGAGCCATATATCACCGAGAGGACTTTAGCAATGGGCCATAATAGCACTAGGAATGCAGCGACGCACCATAAGGCCACGATTGCAAAACCTTCCTTAAGAATTTCACCAAGAAAGGATTTATCGGGTATCTCTCGTAGCATTGTATTACTCCCTTTATGTAGGACCTATCACGACGGCGCAATGCGTCGATGATTTCTTCTTTATCGTTGACGTTTTCAAACACCTGTGCAATAGCCGAACCCATTACGCTGCCATCGGAGGTGGATCGAAAACCAGCGGCATTTCTTTGGGGATTTTAGTCTCAGGCAGGACCATCAAAAGACGTGGGCCATACGATTCTTCAGGCATCACTACGGAGTCAAAGTCGTTACACAACCCCCATGCATGATTACCAACATTTTTATCGTTGCCCGAGTTTTCGAACTCAACCAGCTTCGGCACCATTACGATGGCTTTGTACTTCACTTCTTCTTGCCAAGGTAAGTATCGACTGCACGACGCATCAGCTCAGACATGGGCAAACCCGTTTTTTCAGACAGCTTTTGCATCCGAGCATATTGCGGCTTTGTGAGGATCAGGTGGATGCGAACTCCATCCATTGATTTTCTGGGCATTAGTGTTCTTTCCAGTCAGGGTCCATGCACTTGCGGACGTTCTGCTCAAACTGAGCAAGGATTTGTTCTTCTGAAATCCCGCCCCTCGCAGCGCGATCTTTAACATACGTGGCAAACCAGATTACCGTGCTTACGTACTGGTGCGCCCGGCCACCTCGGGGGTCTTCAGGGACCGACAAACTCCTCAGGTCGTTCTGCTTCTTCCCTTTGTCGTCCGAATCCGTCAACGACGCTCACCCATCCTGCGATGGTCACCGCCGATGCCCATACGCTCAAGAATTAGACGAGCATCGCCTGCTCTAACACATGAAAAGTCCTGTATGGTTGCATGTTTCGGGAGATGAACCACGCCGTGCCGATCAATCAGATTATTGCTACCAATCCCTCCACCCCATTTGCGGTAGAACATGGTACGGCCAGCGTAATGGCAACCTATAATGTACGAGACCATCTCCTCCTCCTTGAGAATACGTCGGTCTTCAGCAGCCCACTGCTCGTCTTCAACTTTAATTGCGAGGGCGGCGGTAAGGCAGTGTTCATCGCCCTTGCACGCTACATATTCTTCCTCAGTCAAAGTAGTTGTTGCACAACCAGCTAAAATCCCAGCGATCAGTAAAACCAAAATTCTCATGGCATGGTCCTCCTCTCTTGCTCCTCTTGACTATATCACGATTTCTTGCGTTTCTTGTTTTTCTTGCACTCCAATTGCCAGCGAAAATTATCGTCTGCCTTTTCATACACTTCGCGCGTACGGGCAATGAATTTCTCGCAAGCAGCCTTATCCTTCATTTCAATCGGCTGCTCCATCGCCGGTACGTGCGGAGACATGAACGTGAATATGATTGCTATGTATTTCATAGGCTTCGCGAAAGTGCCACCGGCCTAGCATTTCTTTATGCGTCTGACCGGTGGTTTCCGGGGCAGGGTTTACGCTTGGGCTTCTTCGTCACCCGTGTCCTCTGCTTCTTCTGCGTCCCCATCAGCCGACTCAGCGTCGGTGTCAAAAGGACTCGGCAGATCGGATAATGATCCCACTTCGAGCGGGGAGTCAGCTTCGAGGGTGCTGACTACTGAATCCTTGGATTCAGCTTCCGGGTCTTCGGTGCCGCCGAACAGCGCACCTATGTCACCGACTTCTCCGGCACCGATACTTTGGGCCTCGTAGTCTTTGGCATCTTCAAGCGGCTCGGCTTCTTCGATAGCGGCGCCGACACGGCCATCCTCGGCTTTGGCTGAAACCTCGGCTGGGGCCTCGCGGCCTTCGTCTTCGGCTTGGACATCGACTCCGACCGGAACATCAGCTCCGTCATCGCCTGTGATCCACGGCTTCGGCTCAGCGCCCTCGGGCGTGATGAAGGGGTCAACTTGTAGCCCCTGCTCCTGACGCTTTACCGCAACTTTCGGGGAGGTTGCAACATCAACTGACAGTGTTTGATTTGCGCCAACAGACAAATCCTTCGATTCGCCAGCGGCGATGTTGTGCCATCCTCGGCTATTGTCACCGAGCAAGACTTCGACGGACAGGGCTTCATCGCCTGTCGCTGTAATTCGTACGCTACTCATTTTAGGACTCCAATTGGACCCCAAAGGATTCGGGGCTATGGGCGCACTATAATCGAAAGACGCCCACTAATCAAGAGTTCTAAAAACGCCTTCCTTGCACGCCGAGAGTAAACGTAAAGCTTTGGCCAGCACTACCACCAATCACCCACTTAGCTCGAAGCGTTGCGCCATATACTCCGTTCTGTAGACTGGTTTGAACATCAGCAACCTTACGCACGAAGGTAACGGATTCTCCAATCTGAGCAAAGGTGAATTGTGCGAGGACGGTGTATGTACCTGAAACCGGGTCCTTTTCCTCGATTGTGACATCAAGGGTAGGAAGCGTACCGGCGTAGGCGGTGACATCGAGCGAAAATACGGCGTCTCGGCAGGGGAAACCGAAATCACCACTATCACCGTCAGCAA